CCGTGCGGGTCGCGGGTGGCGTGGTAGCCCAGCCATGGCGTCTCGGACATAACGTAGCGATACAGGTAGTCGTCCTCGACCTTGAAGACGAGCACCTCCTGGCCGTCCCCGAGGATGTGCGTCTGGTCGGACATCTCCGGCAGGTTCGTCACGGTATACTGGTAAGCCGAAGGGTACAGGTCATCTACAGCCGTCACCTGGCTGGTCACATCCTCATCTGTATTGTTAATCCGCTGCTTCTTGACGTAGTACCTGGAGTCCGACCAGTCCACCTTGCCGGCCGCGTCGATCTCGCCGAAGAATCCCCATTCGATTTTCTCAATACCAAGGAAGATATTGTCGGGCGTGGTCGTCATCGTCAACGGCGGTTCCGTGACGATGGCCTGGCGGACCGCCCTGACGATCTGGTTCAGGTGCGCAGCCGAGAGCTGCATCTGCCCCGGCCGGAAGTCCTTGATGATCTTCTTCTCGCTCACCTAGATCCACTCCTTCGGATCGAGGTCAGAGAACAGGCCCGTCAGGTATGGTGATGTGGAGTCCGACAGGATGATCTTTTGCCATGCGGCCTTCGGCGTCTTCCTGTCGTTCCACCACTTATTCCAGGTGTTGGGCCGCTGCATGAACTTGTACGTCACATTGTAGATTGATGCGCCGGCGGAGTCCGCACCCTCCTGGAGGTCCGCTCCGAGGAACAACAGCGTCTGCGCCGGATAGGAGGTGCCCTTGATCGTGACGGCGCTGGCATTCAGCTTGCCGACCAGGGCGGAGATCAGCGCCTTGGAGGTGGCGTCCACCAGGTTGGTCGTGCCGCTGAGCGTGAAGACGGCGGATGGGAAGTACATGAACACGGGCGCGTCCTTCTTCACGTCCGAACAGGTGGCCCACGTGGCGGCGTCGCTCCACTTGAGCTTCTTGCCTAGGGTGACGGCCTCGCCGGAGCCCTCCCAGTGCTCCGTCCACACCGACCAGTCGCTGTTGGATGCCCCGACCTGGCCGCCCAGCTCCCCGGTCGTGGTGGGGTCGGTGAAGGTCGCGGTGATCTTCGCATGGTGTGGCCCGCCAGCGTCAGACGCGTCGCCCAGCTTCTCGATGTTCACGGAGGAGCAATAGAGCCACGAGTAGTCCGAGTGTGCCACGCCGATCAGGTCATTCTTCGCCGTCGCGCGATTCGACCAGTCCGTCTCGTACACGACGGTCGCGTTGCCACGCGCGTTCTCGAAGTGCGCTGTATCGCCCTCCCAGAGTTTCGTAAGGTTGCTCAACGCCATGTCATGGTCCTACCACGGGTGATTTCTTTTTCAGCTCGTCCCTAATCTCTTTTTGTACTTCTACAGCCTTCTCCAGTTGCTTGAGTTGTTTCATCGGGATGTTGCCACCCATCACTGCGGACTGGATTTGCCTGTAGATGTCGGCGAAGCCTGTCCACTGGCCACCCCTCACGCCACCACCACTTGCGATCTGTTGCCTTACCTCATTAATGAGCCCAGCAAACTCAGGCCCCAGAGCAGAGGTCATACGGGACGCGAAGTCCTCCGCGTCCATCGCGGCGCGATCCTCGCCAGGTAGGAGGCCGCTCGCACGGGATATCAACTCCCCCAACGCGGAAGACTTTCCTCGCAGGAGCGTTTTCTTCTCCATATCTGCACGGGATGCAGCGGCCTTCTCCCTGGCCTTGTTTTCGTCAGCTATCTCCTTCTCTAAACCTGCCTTCTTCGCCTCCTGTAGCTTGGCGAATGCATCCATTTCCACTTGGAAGACAGCATTAACCCGATCAAAGTCAGCATCCTTCAAACCGCTCAAGGCGGCCAACCGACGCTTCTGGAAGTCCTCAAACCACGTCCGCCAATCCTCGTCCTGCTCCAACCGCAGCGCGGCCCTGCGGGATTCCTCCGTACCCGCCAACCGAAGAGATTCAATACGCAGGACGGCGATCCTGCGTTCCGTATCGAACGTAGATTCCATGATCCTCTTATGGACGGCGTCGGCAACCTCTTGTTTCATTTTCGCCTCGGCCTGAAGCTTCTCCTGCTTTTTCGTCAGTTCCAGGATCCGTTCAAGCTCCCTGATCCTGTTGTAATAGATTTCCTCCCTTTCAGGACCGCCTCCGGCCATGACCCAACGCTTGCGAAGCAGCTCCTGCATCTTGATCATAGCCTCGATGCGCTTCGACCCGTACAGGTTATCCATCGACTTGGCTGTGGAATCTATCTCCGATTTCAGTTCCTTGAATGCCTTAGAATCCCGCTCCACCCGCTTCTCCAGCTCGCCGGAGATCCCAAGGATGTTGCGAAAGGCATCGAGGCTTCCACCAGAAGCTATGAGTTCGCCGATAATGGAAATGAGAACTCCAAGGGCAACACCAATGGCGATGGGTAACGCGAGGGCGACGGCAGATATCTTGGCCAAAACGCCCAACGCCAGCTTACCGGCCGTAGCGATCACACCGAACAAGGATTTGAACGCCCCTAAGACATATTTCGTAGCCACCGCAATCCCAGTCAACACGATCGCGGTCCCCCCAGTTTTTTGCATCCAATCCGGCGTGTTCTTCCCCATGGACTGTAACGCCGCGGTCAACCCCTTAACCGCCGGTAGCAGACCAGTACCTATAGTCCGCACGAGGTCGAGGAATCCCTGCTTCAACTGCGCGAGCTGGAACGCAGCGGTGTTCCGCATCTTGCCATAGGCTTCCTCGGTCGATCCCAACGAGTTCTCAACGGCCAGCAGGTCCCTAGCGTTCCCCGCCAAGTCCTGCATCGCCGCGGCCACACCCTTCAGTCCTCGAATATTCGGGAATAGGACGGCGAGCTGCTCGGCACTGAGCCCGTTGAGCTTCTCGTAGACCCCCGTCAACCCGATGGCCTGGAGCGTCGTCGTGTCCATCGTGAAGCCGAGTTCCGCCGCCAGCTTCTTGGCTTCATCCGTAGGCTTGAGGAAGCTCCTTAACGTGCCCACCACGGCGGTCATCGCCTGGTCGGCGCTGATGCCCGCCCTGGTTATCGTGGCGATGCTGGCGAGCATCTCATTCAAGCTCAAGCCAGCAATCGCGGCTGTGGCAGCCACCTTACCGACTGATCCGGCAAGTTCCGAGTAGGTCAGCTTTCCCTTTTTGACCGTCGCAAAGAGCTTGTCCGACACTATGCCAGCCTGTTCCGCCGCCATGCCGTAGGAGTTGAGGATGGTAGTAATCGCGTCGGCGGAAACGGCTGTAGTAGTCATGCCAGCGACGGCCGACTTCGCCGAGGTCTCCAGCACATTCATGGCCTTGGCCGGGGCTATCGATGCGGACAGGATGTCGTACAGGCCCTTGGACAGCGTCGCGGTACTCTCGCCGAACTCCTTAGATAATCGACGAAGCCCTTGTGAGTATTCGGGGAGATGGTCCATGCTCGTCTTATCAAGCATGGTAGAGACCATCGCGAGCTGCTGTTCAAACTTGACCGCCTGATAGACGCCATAGGCCATGCCGGCGCCGATCACAAGGAACGACCTCTTCAACACCTTATTCAGGGTAGCCATCCGCTTTGCGGTCACGGCGGCGCTCTTTTGGAGCGAGACCATGTAGGCTTCGGACGCCACCCTAAGCGCGGCCATCCTCGAAGCCGCCGCTTCGGCGAGGCTTCGGCTGGCCTCCATATAGGACTTCATCGCGGGGAGGCCCTTGGCGCGGAATTCGGTATAGAGTTCGGCTATCTTCATCGTATGAACTTAGGCGGACGAACGCCCTTCCCGGCTATGCGTTCCCTGGTGACTTCCTGCCGCTCGCGGGTGATGCGGCCCTTGCCTTCCCCCTGGAACATGAGGGGGATCTCGAACGCGTCCTGCAACCTCGCCCTGAATTGCGGTAACGTCAATTCCAGGATCTCCTCCTCCTTATATCCGTATGTGTAAATCAACAGGGAAAAGGCGAAGTCCCATTTCAGCCGGTCCCCGCCGGCGGAGGGTTTTCTGTGGGGTCCTCCTCCGGGTTCATCGACTGCATGATCGTCGTCAGGTCGTCCAGGGTCTCCTTGTCGATCATCTCCGTCAGGGCGTCCAACGTGAGCTTGGCGTCGCTCCGTCGCAGGACGCGCCACAACAGGAAGAACAGGCCATCCGGTGTGGATGCCTCTTCTATCAATTCCAACTCGCTGATCGTTTGCGACGCCAGGCTTACGAGGATCCTCGACCGTTCCGTGGATTCCATATTGTCCGCCGCAGCCCGGAAGTCCATGATCCTCCGGCTGCGAATATGGCTCTTCAACGCCAACAGGTCGCCCACCTTGAACTGCGATACCTCGTATTCTTTGCCGCCCAGCGTAATGGTGACGCTCTTCCCGGCGGCCTCCTCCAACTCGTCCTTAGCCATCTGCGTTATCCTTTCCAATTCTAGGAACTCTATGTGCCATGTGTAGATCGGCGCCTCATACGTTACGCGGTCTCCGTGCCGAGCTGGTAGGTGCCCTGCATCGCCAGGCCCTGGTCGAGCAGCGTATCCACGGCGTTGTTCGGGCTGAACCCGGAGAGCTTGCACCAGCCGGTATAGTACTTGTTCGCGGCGGCGGTCTCGTTGTCCAGGTAGAACCGTACGATCGCCTTGTTGCCCATCAGGTCGGTCATCATCTCGTGTATCCAGTGGCGCTCCGCCGAACCGGTCCAGCCCTTCAGCCCCGGCGTGAACTCACGCCACCCGGCCGTGCGGAAGTCGGTGCTGTCTAGCATGTCGCACGTCACGTCGAACGACCAGTTGGTGAACCCGCCGGCCTCCAACGTCACCGGATAGTGGCGATAGGTGGCCTTGATATTGTCGCCGACGGCGGGGGCGGTAACGAACGTGATGTTGCCCTTCGGCGTGATGCTAATATCCCGACCGAGCTGCTGGGTCAGGCTTGCCACCAACGCGTCGGAGACGATCACCGTCAGGTTCTCGAAGTCCACGTTCTGGTAATCGAGGGCGAATACCTTCGTGCTGGCGTCGCCGTCGCCAACGTCCTCCGTGGTCTCCGTATCGTACATTTGCGCGACCCACGAGGCGCTCGTGATCGTGCCGTCGTTGCCGGAGGCACTGGAGTCCCGCAGATTCGTGCCGCCACCCTCGAAGAACCGCCACTCGCCCACCAGGCTACCCTTCAGCGCGTCCGGGAAGTTACCGGAATAGAGGTCGCTCGCCTGCGCCCGCGAGAGGCACTTGTTGTAGATACGCACCAAAGCTATCCGGCGGTCGTTCTCGTTCGACGCGTTGCCGAAGAGAAGGTCGGACCCGTTGGAGATCGAGTCCACGTCCTCGGTATCCGATGTCTCGAATATACCATTCAGGTACGTGTAGCACTTCACATTCCCGTCGCGGGTAGCCACAATATGGACCCATTTGTCGGTGTTCACCGACGTAGACGTGGACAGCGAAACGTCGCTCATGCCGTCGTCGATGATGAACCTGGCCTTGTTGCTCGCCACGTCCAGACGGTAGCCGATCAGCCCGCCGTTCTTGTCGATCAGCAGGCCGTCGCCGGTGGCCGCGATCGCCGCCCAGCACTCAAGAGAGAAGTCGCTGTACCCGAAGTCAAGCTCGCCGCCGGTCGGGTCGGCAACGGTCACCTTGTGCGTACTCGCCGTGAAGTCGAGGCACTTCTGTTGGGAGATATAGAACGCTCCCAGATAGCCAGCCTTTGTCGCCATAAGCCGACCCTCCTATTCTATGGGACCTACGCGGCCGTCCAGAACAGGTCGCTCGTTCCCTGGAAGTTCACCGTCTGCGTCTCGACGCCGTCCACAGCGACCGCCGCGCTCCAACCTGAAACGTAAGCCTTGCCCCAGGCGTAGTCCGTGGAGTTGAAGTACAACCTCAACGCCGCGGACGTGCCCACGTCGCTCGGCACCACCTGCTTGCCGTTGGCGCTATCCGTGTACAGCTCAACGCTGCCACTCCAGCCCTTCAGACCGGCGATGAACTCCCGCCATCCCGCCGAGGTGAAGTCGGTAACGTCCAGCATGTCCCCGGTAACGTCCAACGACCACGAGTGCGTGTGGTACGTAACATCCGAGTCGATGATGCCGCCCCAGTCAAATTGTCCATCGTAACCTGCAATCACTGTCATTTCTCGACAACCTCCTAGCTAAAGTGGACCCTATAGTCCACCGTCCTCTGCCAACAGTCGTCCAGTCGGGTAGGGCCAGTCCCACCCTCCCGGATACAACCTATGTGCGTCTTGCTATCGTAAACCAGCACACCCCTATTGAACACCAAGTCGAGGTCGCTGTAAATCGTTTCTATCTTGTCCACGCCCGGCCGGTCGTCGAAGATGCTGAACTGCACGATCACGTCCTCGAACTCCGACGCCGTGCTGAACGTATGCCACGGCCTCTGGTCGATGAAGTGGTACGTGACGTAGGGCATAGTCGTGTCGGGCGGCGACTGCTCGAAGTAGATGTCGCTGCCGATCGCGGCGCTCAACGTCGCGTTGCCGTTCGCCTTCGCCTTGATTGCCTTCAGCAGTTCTTTCAAAGCTCTCCAGTCTTTACCCTACTGAACAAACCCAATATCAACACCTCCGCCCTATGTATCGCGGGCCGCATGAACGGTCTCGGGGCCATCCTGCGTGTGCCAAGTTCGAGGAACTTTCCGTAGGGCAGATTCGTTCCTACACGCCCAACCGGTAGTACTGGATGGATCTCCCATTCGATACTGCCCTTCAATCGGGCAAACTGTACACGGGGTACTTCACCAGGTTTCGACACATAGGTTCCTATCTTTTCCGCCTTCCTGCCGGTCCCCGGCTCGACCCGTTTCTGTCTCAGCCCGCCGGTCTTCGTGACGTATCCGACGCTCTCCAGTTCGCCGGACTCCGTACGGCCACCCTTCTTCATGGACATCTTAACTAGGTTCTGTAACAGTATACAGGACTCCACAACCTTCTGCCTAGCCAACTTCACCATCCCCGCCATCACCTCATCACCGTGCCAAACCAAAGGCATCAGATCGGCCCCCTTATCTCTTCCATCTCGATCTCCAGGTGGTGACCGAGCAGGTCGATGTCCCTTACGACCTTCACCCGGTACAATACTCCGTCCACGTACACCACGTCCTTCTCGTCCAGGTCGTCGAACCGTCCGGGACAGAACATCTTGTGCGTCACCAGCACACGCTCGCTATCGTACAGGGAACGCTCCCTGCCGGACATCGGCTGTACGCGGCATGGCATCCCCGTGTACCGCGTGTCGGATACCTCCGACCAGCTCCCATACGCGTCGTCGGTCTTGGTCAATCTCTTGACCGTGGCCTTCTTGTTCATCAGGTCGTGAAAACTCATGCCCTAAGCATCTTTCTTCTGTAGGATGACAACTTTACCATAATGAGGTTGCTCGTCTGGGCGTCGCCGCTCGCGGAGAATATGGTATCCAACCGATCAGCTACCGTATACGAGTAGTCCCCCAATTTTTCCGCCTTGAGTGTAGCGTCCCGCTTCGTCAGGTCGTACAGCATCTTCACTATGTCCAGGCACGCCGACTTGATCGGCCCGGGCGTCGTGGTGTATCCCGCCGTATACTCCACTACGATGTTCTTGTGTCCGGCGTCCCACAGCCTCGGGTTGTACAGGCGGCCCGTGGTCGCGTCCTCCAGTTCGTATTCGTCCTCGTTCGGCTCCGGGACCTCCA